CTATATTAGTAAAGGCTCAGCACCAGCAGAACCACTTTCTGAAAAAGTAACTACACCAAAGGCACAGGGAGCAGAAGTAGTTGAGAGTAAACCGACCCCGGCAGTTACCACGGAAGCATCTAAAAAGCAAAAGCCAGCAGCGGCAGCAGTCGGCCAAACATCGCCGCCTCCAGCAAGAAAAGCAAGAGCAGCTACAGCTTCTAGCGCAGCAGGAAGCGGAGAGCCAGAAACAGCAGAAGTTCCCAAGCCAGCCGCAGCTAAAGAAGCTAAAAAGCCTAGCGGTAAATTAGACACTAGCGAAGAGCCTGCCTATGACGCAAAAAAACTCAAGGATAAACTGAAATCAAGAGAGTTTAATCAAGAGCTAGCGGACCTGTCTGACAAGGTGCAAGGAACGCCATTCAAAAGGCAGTACGTCAAGGCTTATTTCACTGTAAGTAATAGCATCGACGCAGGCAGAACTCCAAGCGCGGAAAGCGTAAAGAATCTTGCTTCGATATTAAACGAAATGAAAAAGGCCGGAGTTATTAAGTAATGAACATAGGACTAATACCAAGCAACCAAAAGACAGTAGCCGAAACACTGAATCGGCTACTCGCGGACGCATCGCTGCTTTACACCAAGACAAGGAAATTCCACTGGAATGTTACAGGGCCGAACTTTAGCGAACTACATTCCCTATTCCAGGGCCAATACGAGGCCCTAGCAGAGGCCGCAGACGAATTAGCAGAGAGAGTCAGGCAACTAGGCCAGGAGCCGCTAGGAACGCTACAGGAGTTCAAAGACAAGGCATCCCTGAAAGAGTATCCAGGCAAGCAGCAGGACTCAGCCTCAATGCTAGAGGAACTGCTATCGGATCATGAGTCTGTGATTAGGGCGCTGAGGGTAGCGATTGAGACTTGCGAAAAAGCAAAAGATGCGGGGACTGCTAATTTCTTGACGGATCTAATGCAATCCCACGAGAAGATTGCCTGGATTCTAAGATCCTACATTCCTAAAAAGTAAAAGGCCTAACCGTACCGAAGTAGAGGGTTGGGACATACTTATTAGATTATAACACTAAGAAGCCCAGACATCACTCCAGCTACCACTCAACGCTCCTTTGGCGTAGTCAGTGGCGCGGTTCTCAAAGAAGTTAGTGTGAGTTGGCGCGTTTAGCATTTCCTCAACCCAAGGAAGAGGGTTCTTCTTTACCTTAAAAATACCCTTAAGGCCAAGAGAGATTAGGCGACGGTCAGCAATGTACCGAATATATTTCTTAACTTCTGGAGCCTCAAGTCCTGTCATCGGTCCAAAGGAAAACGCTAGATCGATGAATTTATCCTCAAGTTCTACCATCTTGGTGGCGGCAGAGTAAATGTAAGACTTCAGCGAGTCATCCCATAACTCGAAGTTCTCCTGGATGTACTCCCGGAAAAGTCGGATCATAGCCTCCGTATGTTGGGTTTCGTCAACGATTGACCATGTAACAATCTGACCCATACCCTTCATTTTTCCATTTCTAGGGAAGTTCAAAAGCATAATGAAAGATGAGAATAACTGTAATCCCTCGGTGAACGCAGAGAATACGGCGATCTGCTTAGCGATATCCTGCTTACCGAGTCCGGATACTCCCATAATGTATTCATGCTTCTCTCGCATCTCTGCGTATTCCATGAATTCGTTGTAGGTGTTTTCTGGAAGCCCAATCGTTTCAACAAGATGTGAGTAGGCGGCTACATGCAGCGCCTCCCTAGCTGCAAATCCAAGCAGCATCATGCGAACCTCCGGCTGCGGAAACACCGGGAGATAGTTATTCACATATGCGCCAGCAACATCAATATCGCCTTGAGTGAAAAACCTGAATATCTGAGTCAGGAATTGCTTTTCTTCTGGGCTTAACTTATACTTCCAGTCCTTGAGATCATCTGCCATTGGGACTTCCGTATGCAGCCAGTGGCTCTGCTCATGCGCTAGCCAAGCTTCGTAGCACCAAGGATAATCAAACGGCTTAAAGGCTGTTCTTTGTTCTGTTAGCATTCTATCCTACCCCTCACACATTAGACATTCTTCGCCAGACTTAACCTGCTCGATAACTTTTCTCTCGATAGACCTGGAAATCTTGTCAGCCTTCTTTAACTTCTCTGATCTGCAGTAGTACAATCCCTTAAGACCCTTCTCCCAAGCCAACTTATGAACTGCATGCAGGTACACGATATTAACATCTGGCCTAAAGAATAGATTGATCGACTGCCCCTGATCGATGAATTTCTGGCGCTCGGATGCATGCTCAACCACCCAGCGCTGGTCAATCTCCATCGCGGTCTTGAAGACCTCTTTTTCATCTGCGGTAAGAAATTCCAGATGCTGGCATGATCCATCATTGGCAATAATGCTAGACCAAGCCTCATCGTACTGCTCTCCGGAAAACCTAGACTTTATGATCTTATCCAGATGCTTATTTTTATTCATGAAAGAGCCTGATAGCGTATCCTGGCGGTAAGCATTCGCCTTGTAAGCCTCACAAGATGGGGAAGTATTTCCCATAATGATAGAGCTAGAGGCGTTAGGGGCAAGCGCCATAGTGTGAGCAAATCTAAGCCCAGTACCCTTTAGATCGTCAGGAGATCCGCGAAGCTCTCCGAGCTTGAGATTCGCAACGTGCATCCCGGAATTAATAGACTTGAATATTTCGCGCGTAGCATACAGAGCAGAAATGCCCTCAAATGGGATCATCTTAGACTGGAGATACGAATGGAAACCGAGCGCACCTACTCCGATAGAGCGCTCCATCATGGCTGAGTATTTGGCTCTATAGACCGTATCTGGAGCGTTATCAATGAAATACTGAAGAACATTGTCCAGCATCTCGGCAACGTCATCATAGAACTGCTGGTCGCTCTTCCAGTAGTCATAGTAGTCCAGATTTAAAGAGGAAAGGCAGCAGACGGCGGTTCTGTTTTCATCAGTGGGAAGTTCGATCTCTTGGCAAAGGTTACTCTGGCGGATCTTTAGCCCACGCTGCTTCAGCGGTTCCGGTAGCGCCCTATTTGCTGTATCGATGAAGTGGATATAAGGCTCACCAGTCATCATACGAGTCTCAAGAATCCTCTGCCACAGATTCTTTGCCGATACGGTCTCAACCACTTTGTTAGAATGTGGATCAACCAGATTCCAAGAATCATCCGCTGACGGGTCAGACTCGCACGCCACCACCTTCTCCATAAAGGCGTCCGTGATATTAACCGCGTGATGCATATTTAGGCAGCGAACATTGGGATCGCCAGTCGGCTTCCGCATCTCAAGGAATTGGATAATATCAGGGTGAGATATGTCTAAATACGCAGCGTAACTTCCGCGCCGAGTTTTCCCTTGCCTATAAGCCAGACTTGAAGCGTCGTAAATCTTCATGTGGGCCATTACTCCGGTGCTTTTATCGTCAGATGACCGGATACCGAACCCAATACCAACTCCGCCACCGAGCATGGAAAGCCAGTTCGTCTCGGAGAGATTATCAACTAGCCCCTTTGCGGTATCCGGAATATAGGAAAGGAAGCAGGAGATCGGCAATCCCTTAGATGATCTGCCGAATGAAAGGATTGGCGTAGAGTATGAAAGCCAGTGTTTAGATGAGTATTCGTAAAGCCTCTGGGCATGTTCCTGATTAGAACCGAATGCCTTGCTTACAAAGGCAAATCTCTCCTGTGGGGAGTTCTCATCAGGCTTTAAGTAAGACTCCCGCATACGCAGGAGTCCGTAAGAGTCAAATAATGAATCCCTGGAGTAGTCGATATCCAGGCCGAGGTAGGAGGTTTTTGAGGACATTTTTCCGCTAGCCCAGGAGGGGCGTTCTTTTAGTGTACCACTATGGACTAAACGATGGAAGAACTATAAGTTATTTATTATCAGACGGATAAGGATAGGCTTGATACCAGCTTGAGTATGCATCGCAATATCCACTCGAAGAACTGCAAACCTTTTCGTCAAGCGATTTAAGGATAATCAATCTAGGATCGTCATCGAAAAACACCGTGTATACCTGACACACTGCCACAATGGAAAGGAGTATGGCGCACCATGATGCGAAATGCTGCGTTCTCGATCTAACTCCGATCCTGGACAAATATTCAGCGTATAGTCCGCCACCTAAAACCAACCCAACAAGACAGCTAAACTGCCCAATAAAAGTAAAAAATCCCATTCTATTCATTCCTCTTTTCTAGCTTTTGAATTTCCCGATTTAGATACCACGCCGCCTTTTTGAGATCTTCTACGGTTTTAGTCGGGTCCTTTTTGCCGTGACGGGCGATGTACTTTAAAACAGAACCTAATTCGAAGGATAAATCCCAGTCGTCAATTACATCGATTGCCTCGATCCTATTTGCCGTGTAATGGCTAGGGTGATTGATCTGATCTCCGAATCGAGTGAGATCCTTTTCGTTCTGCTTCGCATTGGCCATATTAACCGCAGCACAGAGTTTTTCGTGTTGAGTAATATCTATCGATCCTCCAGGTAGAGATACATTGAATCTGGCTCCGCACAGATAGCGACATTCTAAAATTTCATGATTCACTTACAGAACTCCTTAATCATGGGGAATACTTTCACGATCTCATTCGCGCACCTCTGGGCCATTAAGCGATGCTCTTTCTGGGTCTCTACTCCAGTCCGGATTTCCAGGTAGTGCAGCCAGCTACGGATCGAGGAGTTTGCGTAGACTCGGCTAATAGTATTACCCTCTGGAAGTACACATCTGGCTTGCTCTTTAGCTACCCCATTATCTAGCGCAGATTTGTAAGTCCTGTGGGCCTGCTGTATTACAATCGATTGCAACTTATTCCAGGAGTCAATCATGAACTTTTCATTGCATTCTGTTGAATTCTGCCGATTCTTAGAATCCTGCATGCGGCATTCTCGCAGACAGAACATTTCGCTTAGGTCTGCACTAATATTTGAATACCTCTGGCTATGCTCTTGAAAACACATAGACTTGTGCCGTAGTAGCTGTCTAATAATATCCCTAGTGGAGGTGATCTCTAGGCATACATTGACCATCTCGAATGGAGACCAGTGCTTATGCTTGACGAGGTACTGAATTAGCTTATCGGATGTCTCGAAGTTGTTCTGATTGCTTGGGTTAGATACACGAGCGGCGTAGGAGATGAGATCCTGAACCCCAAGGTCGTCCAGGGATTCACTTTCTAAGAAAGTAGGTGCTGCCTGAGTATAGGAAACAAGTTTAGCATTTACGATATCTTCGTATTTAGGGTACATTCAGATCCTTACTATACCACAGACGGAACGGTGTATTCAATAGTACTAATAAGTCCCTCTGTTTTGTTGTAGATAAAGCCTTTAGCGCCCCTCAGATTGCCGATGTAGCAGTTGGCGGAATGCCACTGGTCTGTTGCTGATAGGGCCGGAAGGGACCGCAATTTCACACCCATGATTTCCTTTACGGTATCCGTATGGATGTGGCCTGTATGGACTTCCCGGAATTTACTGTTGGCCCACATCTCAGGGCGCTCCGTGGCCATCACCAGCGGGTACTTGTCACGCTTGCCCTCGTCCCCATGGCAGAACATTAGGAGATTCTCGCCCCATTGGTAGTACTTGCGGGAGGATGGATCATTCACAACTTCGACATCTGAAGCGTTGTTGTACAGGCATTCAATCGAGTCTCCCAAGTGCCAAGTACTGAGGCGGTCATGGTTTCCGGGTACGATGTATACCATTACTTTCTTAACTCCAGGAACTCTACGGAGCTTCTCGATCTGCGCCGTGATAACTTTACGAGTCCTGCCGAACACTTTATGGAAGCGGCCATCGGCATCTAGCCTTGTCCCCTTGGTGGTGGTGTTCTCGGGGTTATCGACGTGCATCAGGTCATTGCCAACAATGAATAGAATCTCCTCTACGGGGATCGTACAGCGCTCTAGGATCTTATCTACAGCGGCATCGTAATCAGAGGCTGCAATTGCTAGATCATAGTTGCCCCAGAGCGTCTCATCACCCCAGGCCAATTTGCCCAAGTGGGGGTCAAACACGGACACCTCTAGGCAATTCCCAGACGGCTTAGAGGCTTGCTTTTTCAGGGCCGGAGTCTTAATTAAGCGCTTAGCCTCAGCCTTTAAGGCCTCGATTTCTGCCTTGACCGCATCCATGCTCATCTGCTCACTTTTTACAAAAGTGGCTTTGATCTGGAATAATGGCTCAACTACGATCTGCCCAGTGGCTGGGTCTACCGCCCCCATTTCCCATTTATTCGCCGTGAACTTCGAGCATTCCCAAACGGTCATATCGACCTTGGCGTGTTCGATCAGTTGCTCCAGCGTACAGATGCGGGTGCTGGGTAGGTGGATATCCCACTTATTACCGGAGATCTCATTGGATTCCGTCATTTTCTTAAATGATGACTGCGGCTCTTTACCATCCCTAAAGGACCGCAAAATCTGGAGCGCCTTAGTCTTTCCGCACCCCAGAAGTTGAGCTAGTCGGCGGGAGGATATCGTCTCTACTGACTCACCGCTCTTTTCAATTACTTTTCTGTAATCCAAATTAGTCTCCGTAGATAGCTTTTACCATTTGTTCGGCAGATTTGTCCCATGTGAACTGACCGCCGAATTCCGCGATGCTCTTACGGCTCCTCTGGAGTTCATCGCGATTAACATAAGCACGCTCTAGCTTATCAACAACCTCTTCTAGGCACGGCTTTACCCAATTGCCGACATCCACCCCGCTGAGGTTGGCAACGTAATCGTACCCACCGTTTAAGGCTAAGTTCTTACAGGGGTAATCCTCCCTACCCACCAGATCCGCCATCCCGGTAGCGTTTGCTGCAATCGCAGGAGTTCCGCAAGCCAGAGCCTCCTGAAGCATCAAGGACTGGCCAGCCTCGCACCGATTTGGGAATAATGCCACATCACAGCTACGGTAGAGCAAAGCCATCATATCAGGGGAGTTAGACCCATTATAGCCCTTCCAGGACCCAGGAATCAACCCTTCACGGGCCAGCAATGCATCGAAATCCTGCGTTTCGGAAACCTCTCCGATCATGGAATCCTTCGCCTGATTCATGGAAAGCATTGTTTGCGGCCAAGGATTTCCCCATGCGGTGATTAGCTTTACATCCTTATGGCGTAGCTGAAATAGCTTAACAGCTTTAATTACAACGTCTTGCGCTTTACGATACTCAAACTTACCAAAAGATCCAATAACAAAAGAATCATCATTTTTAAAGGGTGATGGCTTGTAGCCGTTATAGTGGAAAATGCTCGTGTCTACGCCCTGTATGACAACATTCTCATCCCACCCTAGATCTGCCATATTGCCTGCCATCCAGGAAGAGCCGCTAATAATAAAATCCCAAAGACGTTTCGCGATGGGGTCGTATCTTTCCGCAATAATATCGCTCTCTACGAACCCATATCCAATCTGACAACAGGAGCCGATGGCGTTTGCCGTGTACGTCAATTCTGGGCCAGAAATGGCCTGCACGAGATCATTACCCTCGTGAAGGTCTATTCCATACAATCCGGATGGCTGGTATTTCTCCGCCCCCATGGAGACCAGCCGCTTTGTCAATTGATCTCCACAATTTCCCCATCCAAACCCAGCGCCGGATGGTAGCGCCACAACCAGATTATCCAAAGATTCCATTCTCTACCTCGTATAGCGGCTTCGACCATTCACAGGCTTTGGCTTGCCGGAAGATTTTGTGATTATAATACCAATCCGAGCGATCACTGCTAATCCCCCAGCGCCAGTCTGTATTCACCATAAGTAAAAGATAACAAGGGATATGCAGCGCTCCAGCCATGTGGCAAATGAATGTATCCACAGACACTACAGCCTTTAGGCCACCCAACACCCGGATCAGTTCCTTCTGGTCAGGAATCGATGCCGCAATCTCTACGCCATTCTCGATCATGAAGTCATGCTCCCGATCTGTGAGATTAGATTGCAGGCAGACCAGATTCTTCCCGTTCCGGCGAACGAATCCATCGATATCCTTTAGGCGCATTGAGCGGTACCAGTCATTCGGGTGGTCCGGATTGCCGCGCCAACAGATGCCGATTTTACCGTTCTTGTTTCCATAGGTTCCCTCTGTCCGGATATCCCAAAGCGTATGCGGCATACCATAGGCCATGAGATCGAACATCCACAGCATTGGCTTTTTGTTGTCCGTATCCTCATTACTTTTGTGAAAAGTGATATTCGGATAGCGTTCAAAGCATCCCATAGTCCGGTAGAGGTCGATTGCCGCGTCCTGCCGGATGGAGCAGATATCGATAGACTTGGCGTACCTAGCGGCTAACTGGATGTATGGGATCATCATTATGCAGTCCCCAAGGCCCTGCTCCAGGAGGATGATAATATCCCGGCCAGAGATATCCCCGATCCCTACAAAATCACCCTGGACCCTGTAGCCGAATGTGTCAACCCTGCCAGCGTAGTTCTTTACGCCCTTATGGAAGAGCGCCACGTCACGCTTTCCACCAATATCGGAGTTGGTCAACTGCGTCAACCCTAGACACATCCGACTCATCCC